CGAAAGGTTATGGTTTTTACAACAAGTGGTTAATATAAATAGATAAATATTTCTAAGTCAGTATCAATTTTATAATAGTTAAAAATAAATAGTTACTCCGGCAAATATGTAATTGGTAAAATTTACACATTTACACATTTACACATTTCACACATTTCACACATTTCACACATTTCACACATTTCACGCATTTCACACATTTCACACATTACTTGTTATCATCATCGCTGTTATTATTAGAATTATTTTTCGAGGTAGAAGTTGAAGATACACCGACAAGTTTTGTTCCTTTATTATCACGTGTTTTATTTGTTCTTTTAGGAGGAAGACATTTTAATGTAGACTGCCGTTTTTCGCATCGCTTTAGAGTAAACTTGCGATTTACTTGATTGAATAAAAGACATGGTATTGATTTTATAACACCACTTTCACGGTCATAAATAACATCTTTTGCTTTTGATAGACGTTTTTGTTCAAGACCCGTCGTTAAAAATGAGAGTAAAAATTTTGATTCCTTTGCAGTAAGATTATTAATAGTGGAATAGTCTTCAATGAAAACGCGAATTTTTTGCATTTTGATTGTTTTGTCTAGCTTACTCCAAAGCTCATTTGTGTGTGTTTGTTTTTCTTTTTCAAGAAAGTCATTAATATTATTTACATCGTTTGTGTCTCTTGGACTTAAATTATTATAGGTACTATTACTTAAAAGCATTGACTTATATTTTATATTTTTCAGGTCTTTCATTTCTTTACTCATTTTGTATATATTATATATAAAGTAAAGTTTAACCTTTTTTCTATTTGTTATATTTATGATATAAAACATGAAATCAATTTCAATAACTGGAAAAAGAAATACTGATAAAATAAAAACGTTAGAAAACCCGGATATGATTTGCGAAAGAAATTCTATAAAAAAGTTTTCAAAAGAGACTATTGCATTTTACGAGAACCACGAGGAACAAATATCTGTGATAAATAAGCTTTATATGGATGTGAGACCATTAGAGAACCGTGAGATATTCATAAAAGAACTAGAAAAAAAAATAAGCGGATATAAACGACAAGATATAGAGAAAGAGTTATACGAAAAAGAAAAATTCGTAGATATGGAACATGTATTGTCGAAATTAACGAGTTGTGGATTAAAATGCTATTACTGCGAGAAAAAATGCTATATTATATATAACGAAGTATTGTCAAAGACACAGTGGACGATTGATAGAGTTGATAATAACCATGGACACAACAACGACAACATTGTTATTTCATGTTTAGACTGTAATATAAGAAGAGGTACAATGGATAGCGACAGATTCAAGCTAGGGAAACAGATGAAATTCATAAAAAAAGACCACGATGAATATCTATGAATATGTTGTTAAAAATATGTTGTTAAAAATATGTTGTTAAAAATATGTTGTTAAAAATATGTTACTTATTTTAAATTGCAGAAAAAGCATTTAAAATGAACTTTATTTTAATAAATACAAATACAATTATAAATAAAATAAAATTTGGAAATGTCTTCTAGCGCCACATATTCTAATTATACAACTCAGAATGACCTTTTATTGAACAATCTTTTAAAATTTTACGAAGAGAGTAACAATATGGATTATATGCTGCGAATAATAAACGGAGAGTCAAAAATTTCTCTAAGGATAATAGACTGGTTTGCAACGAACTATGCAAAAAAATATTACACAGTATATGAGATACCGAATACGGAGCGTCGCTTTAAAGTATATGTAGACTACAAGTTAAAATTGAAAGCATACTCAAAGAAAAGGTTCGACCCTTTTTGTAGGTGGGATAGAATAACGGTTCCATATAAAGATGGTAAATATATTCAGACAACAATAGGACAATTAAATTTTTTCAAATGGGCTCTAGAAAACAATGTTATTCGTTTTATAGAAGAAAATTATTCAAATATTGAAAAAGATATGAATAACAGGAACAGTACCTCAAAGAACAAGTCATTGTCTGGTTCTTCCATTTCTAGTTCATCGACTGATTCTGTAAATATTGATACAAACGATGCGAATGACGCAAACGACGTAAACGACGCAACCCATGATGGTCAGTGTGTAGGAATTTTTACAGGAGATATAAATAACAAGACGAGAAAAAAGCGCGAAGAATTATCTATTTCGGCTACTAAAAGTATTAAAAAAGAAAAAGTAGAAATTGTAGTAAATTTTAATTAAATTAAATGAGTGGTGGAGTTATAAAAACATAAAAACATAAAAAATATAATAAAAATATAATTACAGTATTTTTATTATTAGAAATAAAATTTTAATATAAATAATGGGGAATACATTATCAATAAGAAAAATAAATTGTGAAGATATGCAAAAAGCTTGTAACGGGAGTAATGTTGAGAACTATATCATAATAAACACGTTAGAAGATAATATGCAAAAGTGTTTGATAAAAAATACAATTCAAATAGATCAAGAAGAGAAAATTATAAATTCTATTATAAAAAAAAACCGTAATAAAACTATTATATTATATGGTAGAAATTGTAATGACGAAAAGACGTATAAAAAATATGAACAGTTGGTTGGATTAGGCTTTACCAATGTCTACATATACGTAGGAGGAATGTTTGAATGGTTATTATTACAAGATATATACGGTAGTGAACTATTTCCAACTACAAATAAAGAGCTAGACATATTGAAATATAATTCACATAGAGTACTGGAGGTTAAGTATATAGAAAATGGAAAATAAGGGGTGGCGACGATTGTGGCGAAGGTCTTCGAACTACAGCGATGTAATAAATGTATCAATTTGTTCCAGTATTCTGACATTTGCTTCAGGGTTTTTGTGTAAGTCTATATCCGCATCAATAACAAGTTTTGGAATGTGTTCGCTGTCAATCCATTCATCGTGGTATTTGTCGCACTCTTTTAAATATTCAAGTGGGATATTTTCTCCTTCTCTTGCGCGAATATTTACACGCTGTATGCACGTTTCAGGCGACGCTTTTATGTATACAATTGCGCTTATTGGTACATCACTTATAAATTCTTCATACCATTTTTTGTAAATAATATATTCGTCATGTTCTATATCACCCTTGTCGTATAACATTTTCGAAAACACATTTTTGTCTGTTCCGACACATCTTTCGGTAATAATATACTTGTAACCTTTTTTAACAGCATCGCGAAGAAGTGATAGTCGCGAAATATAGGCGAGCATCTGAAGGCGGAATGCAAATCTTTTTTGGTCTCTATAATAATTGGAAAGAATCGTCACACCATTCTCATCGACAACTGAATTCCACGAGTCAACCGGTTCTTGAATAAAGATAACATCCGTTCTGCCTTTCTCTTTATAATAGTTTTCAAGGTCTCTCACCTTTGTCGATTTTCCTGAACCAATATTTCCATCAACACTTATAATGATAGGAGTGGTGGCAGCAGATGCGGATGAAGAAGAGGTGATAGGAGCGGAAGATGTGTCACGACTAGACATAGTTGTGTTTTCAGAAAAAGGTATTGTTGTCATTTCAATTATAATATACTAAATATTTTCTTTCAATTTTATATACTCAGATATTACCTTATTATATTACCTTATTATATTATATTATATAATATATTAAAGTAGGTTAAATATATCTTCTTAAAAATATATAACGATACACGTAGAGCTTCAATCATCTCAACCCATACTATATTTCAACAACTAACAACTAACTACACTTACAACACAACATGACGGAAAACCGAGAAACAGTAGAAAATAAAAACGACAAACAATGCGAATCTGAAGTAGATATACATATTGACCTATATCAAAAGAAGCTTTCAAAAGCAGAATGGGACTATATGGAAATACCGGAATCAAAAGACGAAGTTGAAATTTTGAATTTAATTAAAAAGGGATTTTCTGACGTAAATATTAAGTATAATTCGGCAAAGTCTATCATAGGTGTTTTAAAAACGTCTATTACGGAAGAAATCATGGTGTTTCTTTTTAATAAATATTTTAAAAAAAAGATAGAAGAAATATGCAGCGAATATGACTATGCGGATTACAACTGCGAAGAAGTGATTGGAAAGAATAAAAATTTAAAAATAAAAAAAATAGATGAAATGAGAATAACGAATAATAATTTTCAAGAAGACACAAGTAATGAAAAAATTTACGAGTTTGTTTTGATAGAAATTATCGAGCAACTATTAGAACACTATCAAGACAAAAAGGCGAACTGGTATTATTATTACTATACTTTAAAGTTTATGAAAAATAATGAAATCGACCACCTTAACACGTATGTCATTCACTTTGTAAACAATATTTTAGAAAAATACGAGAATGATTTCAAAATAAAAACATTTATTAGATATTCTTACAACTTCATTGAAAAAAATGAATACATATTTAAATATCAAGACTTTGCTCTATACGAACACCAAAAACAAATATTTACTGTTTGCAAAAATCCGAATCCGAAACTTATATTATATATTGCTCCAACGGGCACAGGTAAGACTCTTACACCTATTGGATTATCCGAGCCATTTAGTTTGCCTAATCCCGACCCATTGGTAGGAGGATTTATAACTAAAAAATACAGAGTTATTTTTGTATGTGCCGCGCGACACGTGGGTCTTGCGTTAGCAAAGTCGGCGATTAGTGCGATGAAAAAGATTGCGTTTGCATTTGGCTGTAATAGTGTGAGCGACATTCGGCTGCATTATTATGCGGTAAAGGAAGCAACGCGTGATAAAAATGGGCGGATTCGTAAGGTGGATAATACGGTAGGAGACGAAGTGGAAATAATGATATGCGATATCAAGTCATATATTCACGCAATGTTGTATATGAAGGCGTTTAATAATGTTAATAATATTATTTCGTATTTCGACGAACCAACAATTTCGTTAGATTATAGTGAACACGACTTTCATAAATTAATCAAGAAAAACTGGGTTGAAAATCAGATTCCTAATATCGTATTGTCGTCGGCGACGCTTCCACATGAGAATGAAATACAGACAACTATTTCGGATTTCAGGTCAAGATTTATTGGTGCAGAAGTTATATCTATTGTCAGCCATGACTGCTCAAAGTCAATCCCAATTGTGAATAAAGATGGTTATGTGGAACTGCCGCATTTTTTATTCGAGTCGTACAGTGATGTGTTAAATTCGGCGAAACACTGTGAGAGCTACAAAACACTTTTACGATACTTTGACTTGAATGAGATAGTAAAATTTATCAGAGTTGTAAATGAAGAAAAATTATACACGAGTGCTAGATACTCACAAGAAAGATACTTTGCCGATATGATGGATATTACGATGACAAATATAAAATTATATTATTTGATTCTTCTTAAAAATATTATACCGGATAAGTGGGAAGAACTTTTTAACAAAATGAAAACCAATCGTGTTAAGGTACATGAATCAAATATTTATTTTACGACGCACGATGCACACACGCTGACGGATGGACCGACGATTTTTCTGACGAATGATGTCGAAAAGGTGGCAAAATTTGCGATTCAAAATTCTAAAATTCCCGCGGAGGTTATTGACGACTTAATGACTTCGATAGAACATAATAATGTGTTGTCAAATAAGATTGATGTATTAGAAAAGGAAATTCAAGCGATAGAAGAGGAGAAGGAAAAGTTAAAGGATAGTGGCAAAGATAGTTCAAAGGGGAAAAGCGGTGGTGGTAATATAGTTGTAGATACTAGAGAAATAAGAGAAAAGCAACAACTTATAGACATGATAAGAGCGAATGTGAAGAGGATATCATTGAGTGATGTATTTGTGCCGAATAAACTAGACCATATTACGAGGTGGACAAAAAGGGACAAATATGCAAATGAATTTTCTGCGAACTTGGATGAAAATACGGTAGAAAAAATTATGTTGCTTCAAATCGACAACCATTGGAAAGTGCTATTGTTGATGGGAATTGGTGCGATAACGAATCATACAAATGTAAAGTATAACGAAATCATCAAAGAGTTGGCACAGAATCAAAAATTGTATATTATTATTGCATCTTCTGACTATGTATACGGAACAAATTATCAATTTTGTCATGGATATATTAGCAAAGACTTGAGTACGATGACACAAGAAAAAACGATTCAGGCTATGGGGCGTGTTGGGAGAAATAAACTACAACAAACCTATACAATTCGATTTAGAGACAATGAAATTATAAAGACGCTCTTTACTCATTGTGATAATAAACCTGAAGTTGCAAATATGAATAAACTTTTTAGTTCCAATTAGCATACAGAAGTGTAGTAACTGTATGGTAGTTGTGTGATGGTTTTGTAATTTTATTATATATGTTATATGTTAACTGTAAATGTATGTAATATGCGTTGATTTGTATCCCAAAAATCAGTACGTACTTTTGTTCCGCTATCTATAAATGTATGCGTTGTGAAGCCCGTGACAATTTTACTCCAGACGCTTTTTACATCATGTTTTTTATATTTAAATTGTGTCGATTCGTCATGCAACTTTACGAACGAATGTCCCGTAGAGCCTATTATTACCATACCTGCAGCACCGGTTGTTATGTATTTTGGTTCTCCATCTATAGAATAATGTTCCAAATTATGGTTGTGTCCATTTAGATACAAATGAACACGACTGCTGTTTAAAATAGACTGAAAATCTTCGGCATCTATTTCGTCGGCTTTATGGTGTCCTAAAACAAATACCCATTCGTTGGGTGGAATAGCGGAAAGCGTCGCATTGAACCAGTCAAGCTGTGCCTTACAATCTTGGGCAATAATATTTTCATGAAACATGCACTGCTCGGCAATGGGCGAACATGTAGGATATTGTGTACCACACGGATCCCATTTCTTTCGATCTTCGCCCCGATAGTCATTTACACACGGATTCGTATCTAGTACAATAATATTCAAAGGAATACTCGTGTCCGTCTTTGAGTCAATGGTTGAATCGGTACTTGAAAGAACAGCGCGACGGTGGTAGTATCTGTCGTCCATTATCCATTGCGGAATCGTCTTGTTTAATTCTAACTGCGCTGCGGGATTAAAACCATAGTCATGGTTACCCAACGCATTATACCACGGCAAACTAATATTCCCAAACATGTTTACATAGTCTTCGCTTACTTGTGGGTCGCTTATGTTTTGAATCCCGCAGTAGTAAAAATTGTCGCCAGTATTTAAAACAAGTTTTGGGTTATAATCTGACACATATGTTGTCATTGCGCGAGCGGTATTTTCGGCGTTTCGTAAATGATAGCCGCCGAGTGAGGCTGACCCCCAGTCTCCTAAAGAGATGATACTAATATCGCGGGTGCTATCTTGAGTGCTAAGGTGCGGGGTGTAACGCGGTAGCATCTCTATAGGTAATGCCGCTACCGATACCGCTGCATATAACAAAAAAGGAATCAAAAGAGAAAAAGGGTTATATTTATTCATTTATCTAAACGGAGAAAAGTATTTTTGGGTCGGAGGGTCGCGATAATCGATTTTTTGTAGTTATTATATCTTATAGTCATTTCTCTAAATAACTATGAAATATTGTTATGAGTTATGGGTTAGATGAACTAATAAAAAGTTGGAGTTGTTTTACATTTCTTACCATTTGCTGAATTACAATTCAGTAAAGAACTTTTTGGATTAAATCCTTTAAGCTTCAAAGTATGTATCAATTTATTTTTATTTTCGAAGCCTTTTATTTTTAGTGGTTTAAATCCCTTACCGTAAATGACATAACAACGGTCTTCGAGATTCGTCATGTTGTATATATAATATATATGATATATTTTATAGTGTTATTTTATTTTTTATAATATTTTATATGTTTTTTTCATCTAAATCTTCGATAACGTTTTGTTTTTGATGCATGACGTTTTATTTTTCGTGATGAATGACTTCTACGACGGTGAGTTATTGAATTTCTACCTCCACCTCCACTTTTATCTTCTTTTGGAGAAGGTGGTTTTGAAGGCGATCTTGAACGTGGTTTTGAAGGCGATCTTGAACGTGGTTTAGGAGAAGGTGACCTTGAACGTGGTTTAGGACCCTCTATCATCGCCATTGCCTTTATTGGTGCTCTTGCTGTTGCCATTGCCCTTCTTGACGCTAATGCTCTTGCTACTGATGCTCTTGCCCGTTGTTCCAAATTTCTTAAAAAATCAGGACCTCGTTGTTTAAGTGTATTACGTAGAACAGACGCTTGATACTGCATATTATGCATACGTCGTGAAAACAATTTGGGGACTAGGGATTGTTCTAATCCACGCATTACACCCATACTGCGTTGTCCTTCGGGAGTTAACACACTACAATCCCATAAAAGAGCAGCGTTGTCTTTATTGCCTGTTGCAAGAAGTCTACCATTTGAATGAAATGCGATAGATGTAACAGGTCCTCGATGTCCGAAAAGTCGTCCAATTATATCCACTATCCTCATGTCATCTGAGAATCCCCACCCTATCACACTAGTATCAGCGCTACACGATACTAGAATTGGTGCGGTTGGATGAAACGCCAAACCAGTTACAGCAGCCTCATGATCATAAAGAGTTGCCATACATTCAGAACGCCCTACTTTTCCGTTTTGAGTATAATTTACCCTCCATAACCTGATAGTAGTATCATCGCTGCCGGTTGCTATAAAAGGTTTGGTCGGATGAATTGCAATAGATACAATATTACTACTGTGTCTTTCAGTTCCAGGCTCTATCTCTTTCCGTAAATTCGCTAGAACGCGGTGACCGATTTGTTGATATGACCACAACAATGCAGCACTGTCACAACGAAAATAGTTTCTACCAGTTGCAAAAAAAGGGTCTGTTGGATGAACAGCAATACATCTAGTGCTAACGTTATCCTCCAATTCTGCGCTAGTTATATTATCAATATGAATTAACTTCGTGTTGTCAGGTGATAGTTTCCACAACTTTGGTGGTTCCCTATACCCACCCGTTACTATAAATGACATGATGGGATGAATTGCAATACAAGTAACACCATACATGTGTGCATGTGGACTAGTTGATTGTTGAATAGTTGATAACCATTGATATGTTGTCGTGTCCCATACTATTAACATTTTATCTGCACTTCCAGATATCAGAACAGGTTGTGTAGGATGAAATGCTACACATGTAACCTCTTTGGTGTGACCTACAAGAGTTGCTAGACATTGATGTGAATCCGTGTCCCATAGTTTAACGTCATTGTCACCGCCTGCTGTTGCCATAAGGTGTGCGGTGGGATGAAATACGACTGACTGAACAGGACCGACGTGTCCTTCTAAACTAGCTACAATACGAATTTTACCTTTTTTATTGGACATGTCTATGATTTTTTGATTGTATAAATAATATATTATATATATATTACATATAATATTTTGTTTTATAGTCTTTTTAATATATGGTTTCATATAAATCTTCGATAACGTTGTGTTATTTAACTTCATAGGAAAATTCTAAAAAATCCCAAAAGTAATTATCTGCAAGTGCTCCCTTGTGGTATATATCTTTGCGCATTTTCTCGGGTGTACAGTTATTTTCTTCTATGTTTTTTAATTTTAGTTTGTATATACCAACTTCGTAATAGTAAATATTATTTTTATATTCAATACGCACATCTACAATATCGTCGTCTACACGTGACTCTTTTCTAAGGGGGCTGTCATATAAATTTTTTATATTAAACTTATAACGAAAACGCTTTGTATCCTCGTTGCTATTAAATATATCTTCATATATATTCTCATGGTAATTATATGAATTTTTATTTATAGCTGGTCGCATAATATAGTCAATACATTTATATTTAGTTTTGTCTATTTGTCTCACATATTTCCCATCACGCAGTTTATATAATTTCATAATATTTACAAGTATGTATTCTTGTATATCGAAAGGTAACGGTAATTTTGATACCACTTTTGCTTCCATTCAATATAAATAATAGTGTACTAATAACTATTATTTATATTTATATTTATATTTATATTTATATTTTAAGTTTGTTTGTGTATTTATATAGTTAAATAAAAATATGAAGTTACATTTTCAGCGAAGTCGCAAGACAAGATGCAAAGTGGCACCGGTTTGCACGTTATAGTCAGCAATTGTCCTACCATCTTCAAGCTGTTTTCCTGAGTGGATTAAGCGTTGTTGATCTGGAGGGATCCCTTCTCGATCTTGAATCTTTGCTTTAACAGCTTCAATCGTGTCATTATTTTCTACCTCAAGGGTAATCGTCTTGCCAGTGAGCGTCTTGACAAAAATCTGCATTCTACTTAGATGTTTTTATAATATCTACATATATTTTATTTTTAAGTATTTTTTGATAACTATAGTAATGGCGTTGAGGCATTTTGATTTTGTTTTTCCAACTCCTCTTTGCGCTTCTTCTCTAAATCATCAATAATTTTATTCGCTTCTGCCAATTTATCATTTAGCTTAATTTTACCGGATTTACTTGATGTCCACGATTTAGGTAAATCGGGATGTTTTTCTATTTTAAAATATTCACGCTCTTTTGTATGCGACCTATCTATCCACTCACGATAATATACTACATACTTTTTCATCATATGGTGTTCTAAACCATTCGGCAATGTTTGTGCACTATGTTTTCTATTTCGCTTTTTAGTGAAAGAAGTTTCTGTTTCGACAGTTGACATGGATGACTATTATTGTTATTACTATTAATATTATTATTATTATTATTTATAAGAATAAAATTAATTCCTATTTTTAATTTATAGTTTTAGATTATAAAAATAAAATAGAAAATGATGAAAAATATGCTTGGTTTAGTAAATAATGACCCACAACCACGACAACAACCACGACAACAACAACGACAACAACCACGACAACAACAACCCGCGCAACAACCAAAGCAAGAACAAAAAATAAATAATAAAGACGTTCCTATTACTCCTGAAATAGTAGAAAAAATGAATATTTTCTATAAACTTTTGTACGCAGTATGTGTAATGTTAGATGAAGAAAAAATTCCATATTACTTAGACTGCGGTACTCTGCTCGGGTGTATTCGCGAAGGAAGATTATTACTACACGACACAGATATAGACATAACAATACATTTATCAAGATGGGAAAAACTCAAGGAGATAGACTTCTCAAAATATGGTGTAACTTTGAAAAGAAAATATGAAGGGTTTCCGGAAAAAAACGGTGGTAACTTAATATCGGTTTATCTAGAAAATGAAAATCCTGAATATTATTGCAACATCTATGCAAATCCGGCATTTCCTAAATTGGGTGCTGTTTTGATGGATGATATTTTATACCCCGTTCCGAAAGAGCCCGAATTATATTTAAAACAGTTATATGGTGATTGGGAAGTACCCTCTAGTGTACACGCCGATACCGAATACCATAGAAATAATGGGCTTATTTTGAGTGAATATAAAAAAAATTGGGACCTTAGATACAATATATATAAATGTAATTTTTAATATTTGTTAATTCCGCATTATCATAATGTAACATAAAAATGTAACATTATGAATATATCTATGTAATGTAGAAAAAATAACATATAGATAATATATTATGAATCTACCTATAGCAGTTGTTATTATTATCGCAACCGTAGCATGCGTTACTCTTATTTTTTGCTTAGGATACTGTATCACGAGATGCTGCAAATATAGTATAGAAAATTGATATAAAGAAATGGTGATATAATAAATAAGCACACAAACACACAATCGTCTCAAAAACAATCGTCTTAAATGGCTGGAAAGAGCAAATCAGGAACCAAAGTAAAATCGGGAGCCAAGGGTGGTTCGGCGTTGAAGACAGCAATGTCTGCGCAAAATAACCCAGCAGCGCGTATTCGAATTCCGCAAACAATTGGATTACCGGGGCAAATCGCCAACAACGCGGGAGGATATTCTTTCCCTCTGCCTCTGGAACAAGAATGGATGCGATATTTAATTATTGGAAGCAAATCGGATAATGGAAGTTACTATCAATGTGGAGGAGCAATCGCGACCACGATTTCGAAGTGTATTATGGCGGCAGTTTCATCGGCGACTACATGTGCGCATCTGATTCGGGATATCGTGGATGTTTCCGTGAAGGGGCGAGCGCCCAAACAGGAGATGACAATGATGTCGCTTGCCGCCGCGATTGTATTTCCTCCTGATAATGCGTGCAAAGCGCAGGCGCTGGCGGCAATCAGTCAAGTATGTCGTATTCCAACTCATCTCTTCATGTTGGTACAATATATTCGCGACCTTTCACAAGACAAGGCGAAACCAGGTAAAGGGTTTGGCAAAGGTGTGCGACGGGCTTTGACGGAATACTACACGTCGCGCGGAGGTTTGGAGCTTGCAGTTTTGGTGACAAAATATAAAAATCGCGAAGGGTGGACACACGAGGATTTGATTTCGCTGCTCCATATCAACCCTGCGGAAATGAAAGATGATGGAGGGCGGCTTGTATTGGGGTGGATTATGAAGAAGGACAAACCTGAGCGCAAGATTGAGGCGAATCCGGCAAAAGGAATTGCGGAGAAAACACTGCCGGCTAAAATGGACAGGACTGAATTTCTGAAACACTTGATGGAGATACCAACACCGGACAAGGAGACTGGTGGAGAAGGGGAGAGCAAAGGATTTATGAGAACTATTGCGAATGCGATTGGGTCGGTTATGGGTGGTGGTGGTGGTGGTGGTGGTGGTAGTGGCGCTGCGGCACCTGTTTCGAAAAAAATACAAGTTCTATTTGAAGTCGTTCATCCAGATAGTCCAATGTCAGGTTCATTGAAGCTCATGGTTCAAGACATCGAACCACTTCAAAATCTCAAGCAAACACTCAATGATATTGGAATTGGAACAAGTTTCGTGTTTCGCTATAATGGCGCTCTCATTTCTTCAACTAAATCTTTGCGAGACATCTCATATGACCCCTCCAAGAAAATTTACTTGGGTGCAGGTGTTGAGCCGGTTGTAGAGCCTGTTGTGGCACCCGTAGTAGCACCAGCACCAGCACCCCAACTAGAACCCGAGGAAAAATCGAAAAAAACCGACGAAGACTATCTTGTGGAGACGGCTCGATTCTTGAAAGCATTGGTCGCGTTGGCAAAAACAGGCGAAAAGAAGGACACGACGACCGCCATTGCACTTATGGAAAAGAACAAGAAAATCCAGCGTGAACATTTGCCTACTGAGCTTCTAAATACACCGCAAATATGGAATGCACTTCTCGGTGGAATGGGAATGACAGCACTAGTTCGCAATCTTGGAAAACTGTCACAGGTCGGCGTCGCATCATCAAGGGCTCCGGAAATTGTTAAAATGCTGACTGACGCCAAGTCCGTGAAAGATTCGAAGGTTCATCCACTACAAATTTTGGTAGGAATGAAGACGTACTCGCAAGGAAAAGGCGACCTGGGCACGATGACATGGACGCCAAATTCATACATCACAACTGCGCTCTCAACAACATTTCGCCAGGCATTCGGGAATATTACACCAACGGGAAAACGATATATGATTGGATTGGATGTGTCAGGGAGTATGTCGACGTTTATGTGCGCCGGGGCGAAAAATATTACACCACGCGAGGGGTCGGTTGCAATGGCGATGATGACACTACATGCCGAAGGCGCCGAAAACGTCCATATCTATGGGTTCAGTAGTGTATTTTACAATTTCAATGGGAAGATTCGCCCTGAGATGACAATTCAGGATGCGATTCGGGCGACGGATGTGCCATTTGGAGCTACAGATTGCGCTTTGCCGATGACAGAGGCGTTGAAAATGTATCGTCAAAATGGGACTGTGTTTGATGTATTTTGCGTTTATACGGACAGCGAAACATATGCACCGACAGTCCACCCACAAGTTGCACTAGAAGTGTATCGCAAAGAAACGGGGATTGATGCGAAACTAATCGTGGTTGGAATGACGTCGAACTGTTTGTCAATTGCCGACCCGAAAGACAAGAATACGCTGAACTTGGCTGGATTTGATACGTCGACACCGGAGTTGATTAGCATGTTTGCGAGAGGACTGATTTAAAGGCGGATGCAATATGACGTGATTAAATAAAGTTGCAGAATATATTATTACTTTTTTTGGTAATAATATATAATCTATTTTATATAATACCAAAATTAATAAAATATTGTATAAATATAATATGGATTTATACAGTTATATTAAATATTTTATTTTGGGCGGCATACTAATGGTAGGTACTAATTATTTATTAGATAAATATAATAATGGACCTGCATTAGTAGCTTATTTATATTGTGCTCCAACAATATACTTGGTTATTATGTATATTATATATCAAACTCGTGGAATCAATGGATACTATACATTTATTGTACATAGTTTCATTAACTATATAGCAAATACAGCAATTATCATATTTTTAATATTTTTAACAAAGTACTTAAGTAACGCATATAAAAGTTTTTTCATAGTATCAATATTATTTATATTTTATTCAATCTACTATTTTTTGTATATTTATAAATTAGAATTTACACCATTATAACAAGCTATGCAGTATCTAGAACCTTTTTTGAAACAACTCTATATAGTCATTAATTTTTAAATTTAATTTTTATCAAACATATAAACATCTTAGGTAAACAATATATATAAACGATATAAAAAGACCTTCTGCATATTATGTAGCAAACACAAACGTAATCACGCAAAACAGAATGGAAGCCACGTGCGCTAAAGTATCACCTACAGCTACTACTAGTATAAATTATACCGATGTTAATAAAAAATTCCAAGAGCTGACATCAATATTTTACACTACAAGAGGGTGTATGATTTTAACATTGAATGACACATTTTCAAAAAACTTTATTGCAACTCATCCAACCTTACAATGGAATGAGGAGTATAATCGTCACGCAGAAGCGGTAGTATTAACTGCTAAAATTAATATAATTGTCTTTGGACAACCTTATGAAGTTTACTTGCATCGTCCTATAAAACAAATTCATCGTTGGGAGTATGAATATTTTTTTGGATTCGGTGGACATAATGCCGGGTTCTCCCATGATAGAATCATCCTTACATTTTCGGAAACATTTGATAAAGATATTGATGTTGAATATTTACTAATG